ACTCCACAGGTTATACACAGGGGTATTTCTTTGGTGAATCTACCAAAAATATCGCTTGACAGGGTATAACCAACTTGGTACACCATCAAAACATGGGACAGAATGCGCCAATGTTGGCTGGAACTGGAACGGGAACGGGAAAAACACTCTTGTCGCCTCGCATCCGCTCATCGACCGCTGCGCTCTTGTGGATAAAAATAATGATTGACACATGACGTTTTTTGTCACTATCATTCGATTTATGGAAAATGATGAGAAAAATCAAGCCCTCAATCCCGAGATAGTCCCGCCAGGGATGGAAAACGTCGGACCATTCAAGAAAAGTCGCAGGAATCCCAAGATTGCAGCCCGGGATGCGTTGGTAGCACAGATGGTCGCCGCCGGCGTCCCAAGGTCCAGGGCTGCTGAATTGCTTGGCCTCGATGGATCTACCGGGACAAGAATCATGCAGAGGATTCAGGGAGAAAGGAAAGGGATTTCGGACTTGGTGTCTCCGCCGATGGATACGAAACTCATAAACCTTTTGGGCAACTACATGGAACGTGGTGTAAAGATTAAGAAAATACGTGGTAGCGATGCCCTTGGCGCTGCTAAGATATACGCTGACCGGCGGTATCCGATCCTCCGCCAGGACGCCCCAAAGCCGGCCTTCCAATTCGTGAAAGTCGATATTTCCATTTACAACAACCCCGACCCTGATGATAACATAGCCCAGGGCAATGACTTACCGGCCAACGTCTGATAACGGTGATTATGTCTGGTTCGAGGGTCTGATGGTATATAACATACCGATTATAATAAGGATTCCCACCGAATTATATGGTTTTCCTCCCCGTTTTCCCGATGGTTCCGAGGGGGGGGGTAGGACCCAAGGCAACCCTGTGAATGGTAAAATTCCTCTGCTCTTGGTGCCGGCGCTATTTTTTGAGATTTGGGAGATGCTGGACGCGCTGGAAATTTTTGGCAATAACGGGGGTCGTTGGGGTGCATCGGATCATTGAATCCCTGCGTGAGCGGGGCTATGGGGGGCCGCCAGATGCTTTGTGCATCGGGACGGCCCTTCTTTTTTGTTCCACGTGGAACATTGGGGGTTGAGATGCCGGAAGCGAACGAGTATCGGGACATGATGAACCCGGTGATGGGGATGAAGAAGACATCTCGAGAGGCCGGGAAAAGACTGATGAAAATGGTGAAGCCCGAGAAGAAAAAAATTCCGGAAACCGGTCCTGCCGCGGATTCGATGGGGCATCGTTTTAAGGCCGTGGACCCGAATGATCCGAAACTTTTCCGGTGGTGACGCGATGCCCGTGAAGGTTGAGAAAGACGACGGCGGGTATAAGGTTTCGACGCCAAACATGGTCCACGCGAAACATACCTCGAAACAGAAGGCGATGGCACAGAAGCGCCTTTTGAATGCGGTCGAACATGGGTGGACGCCCGGGCGCAGGAAGTCCACGATGCACGGCCCCGAGATGGACAAGAAGATGCGGACTCCGAGGACGGTGAAGTAGTGATCGAGATAAACCGCATGAAATTCGAGCCGATTCCGGCTTCCGACAACGGGAGCCTGATCTACCGGAAAAACTACGTCCAGATGGCGGCCGATATCGGTTCCGGGAAGTTGGATCCCCAGGCGACCTTGCGGGAATTCATCCTGAACGATTTGTGGTTTTTCGTCTATTTCGTCATGCGGATTCCCGTGGCGAATCATCCGTTCTGGATCCAGGCTTGCAAGGAGGTTGAGAAAGGCCCGAAGGATTTCACCCTGGACGTTTGGGCGCGGGAGCATGGGAAATCCTCGATCATCACGATCGCGGAGACGATCCAGAGCATCCTCAAGAACCCGAACGACGCCAGTGGGATATTCTCCTATGTGCGACCCGTGGCGAAAAAGTTTCTTTTCTCGATCAAGGAGACGTTTCAGCACGAACGGATCCTGTACGAGTGCTGCCCTGATGTGGTGTGGGAGAACTGCGAGAAGGACTCGCCCCTGTGGTCCCTGGACGAAGGGTTGATCCTGCGCCGGGAAACGAACCGACCGGAGGCAACGGTTTCAGCCTGGGGGCTTCTGGAAGGGATGCCGACCGGATTCCACTTCGAGCGCAGGATTTATGATGACATCATAACCGAGGATCTGGCGGAATCCCCCGACATGATGGAGAAGGTGAAACTGAAATTCGACTCCTCGCAGAACATCGGGAAGGAAGGCGGGATCCACCGGGTCGTTGGAACCTATTACCATCACTTCGACCCCTTGAAATACATCGAGGAAAAAATCGATTTCAACGGGAACCCGAAATACTTCCGAAGATTCAAGCCGGCAACCGCGGACGGGACAGCGACGGGCCGGATCGTGTACCTTTCACAACAGCGATTCGATGATCTTCGACTCACGAAGACATTCAACTGCCAGCAGTTACTCGATCCCTCTCCGAAAGGCGCGCAACGCCTCGATCCGGACTTCCTGAAACCCGTCGAGCGGAAGTTTGTCCCGAAGGAACTCTACCGATTCATGCTGATCGATCAGGCCGGGGACCAAACGAGCAACCTGGATCAGTCCACGGGCGATTCCTGGGCCGTAGGCGTGATCGGCGTAGAGCCTTTCGTGGACGATATCGGGCAGAGCAACGTATTTCTGGAAGACCTCTGGATTTCCCCGGCTTCCGAGTCGGAGGCAATCGAGCAAATCGTCCGGATGTACTTGCGGAGTCGCATGATCTACCGCCTGGGAGTCGAGAAGGTGGGGATTTCGACCACGCACCTTCAAGTCGCGGCGGCCCTGCGCGGCCACGGGCGCCATGTACGGTTCGATGAGGGTGGGAACGGCGTCCTCTTGCGTCCTGCCGGTCGAGAGAAGAAGAAATTCATCGAATCGGCCCTCTCCTGGCCGCTCAATAATGGGAAATTACACTACTCCATGGCGATCCCGACCGCTTTCATCGAGCGTTTAAAGATGGAAATGCGATTTTTCCCGCGCTGGTTTGACGACGGCCTGAATATGTGGTCGTACCTCTACGATGCGATCAAGGATTTTGCGTTTTCGATGGCCGAGGAAGCCGAGGAAGAAAAAAAGAAGCGTGAACGATACGGGAAAAAACCCGCTCAAGGCTCTTGGATGAGCGTGTAGGGGGATTTTTTGGCGGAATCAGAAGATAAACAGCCGGAACAGAATCCAGCGGCGAAATATATCCGCTGGTACGACGAGGCGGCCAGTAAATCGGCCGACTGGCGCAAGGATTCCGACGAGGACTCCCGGTTCTACCACGGCGGGAAGGGGCAATGGAAACCCGAGGACATCGCGATTCTCGAAGCCGAGAAGCGACCGGTGTTCTCCATCAACCGGATCAAACCTACGATCGACTTACAGAAGGGCATCGAGATACGGAGCCGCACCGACATCGATGCGAAGCCCCGCGGACTGAACGATGGCCCACTGGCGGACTCCGTAACCGCAGGATTCAAGTACATCCAGAACCAGAACCACGGGGAGCATCACGTTTCGGACGCCTTCTTCGACGGGTTGAAAGCCGGAATCGGATGGCTGGAAATTTGCCTGAACGACGACCCGATGGAGGAAGAAATCCAACTCATGTACGCCACCTGGCGGAACGTGGGATGGGATCCCTATGCTCGGGGCTTTCTCCTGGACGACGCCCGGTATATGTACCGCGAAAAGTGGATCGAGCGCGAAACCGCGGAACTGCAATGGCCCGACGCGAAGGGAAAATTCGAGACGACCCAAAAAGACGATCGGACGGACGCCCCGCACGAAACGAAAGTGGGCGACCAGTACGCGGGGGAATCCACAAGGTCCAGCGGAAAATGGTTCGACAAGAATCGCGATCGCGTTTTGGTCGTCCAGATGTATTTCAAGAAACCAGAGCCGGTCGTCTTCCTGAAATTCAGGGACGGTCAGGCTATCGAGGTAAGCCAGGAGCAACTACAAGCGAATCCCGCGATGATCGCGCATCCTTTCGTCCTGCGCGTCGTGAAAAAGCCCGTGGAACGCATCTATTCTGTGATCTTCTCCGGGAATACGATTCTCGAACCGGAAAAACGCCTTCCCTACAAGCACAATCGTTACCCCCTGGTGCCGTTTATCTGCTACATGGACGAGGACGGAGCGCCATACGGGATGATCCGGAACATGAAGGACCCGCAGCGTGAAATCAACAAGAACCGCAGCCAGTATTCCCATATCCTGACCACGAAACGCGTCTTCTTCGAGACGGGCGCGATCAAGAACCCGAACGACGCCAAATCGCAAATATCGCGGCCCGACACATGGGTCGAGTTGAACCAAGGCGCCCTGCAATTCAAGCGGTTCCAATTCAACCAGGATACGCAACTCGCGGCGGAGCATTTCAAGATCATGCAGGAGGCGAAACAGGAGTTGCAGGAGGTTTCCGGGGCGGTCGAGGAACAGATGGGGATTCAGACCAACGCCCGATCCGGCGTGGCGATCGAGGCCCGTCAGCGCCAGGGCGCCACGGTGAACACGGAGCCTTTCGACAACATGAGATTGACCAAGCACCGGATTGGCGAATTGATGCTGTCGATGATGAAGCAGTATTGGGATTACGAGAAGGTCATCCGGATCACCGACGATCAGACGGGCGAAGACAATTTCATCACGTTCAACCCGACATCGCTTTCCCAGGCCCGGTTCGACATCGAGGTATCCGAACATCCCGAGACGGAAACCACGCGCCAATGGTCGAGCCAGCGATTGCTCGATCTCTCCACGCGGATGCCCCCGGAAATCGCATTGCCTCTGGTTCAGGTAGCGTTTGAACTGACCGACGTACCGAACAAGGAGAAGGTCAACAAGAAGATTGCGGAGGCGATCGAAAAACAGGACCGTCTCACGCAGCAGAAAATGATAATCGACGCGATGGGCAAGGAAAAGCCCCCGCCGGCGCCGGAAAGCCCCCCGGAGGAAGAACCGAAGCCGATGGGACCCGCGAAGCCCGGAATCTCGGCCGAGGAAGTCTTGAAGAAGATCATGGCCGGCGAAACCTGGGGGGCGATCACCGAGATCAAGGACACCACGGTTGAGAAAGCCGCTGAATTCGTGAAAGGACCCAAAGCGCCACCCGGCGGCGTAAAGCCGGAGGCTAAATCGCCCAACAAGGCGTAAAAAGGAGATTCACAGATGGCAGACGAACCGGAATACACGGAAGCCGAACTGACCGGGG